GTTCTCCAGAGCAGGTGATGATTTGTTAGCTGGCCTTACCGCTGCCGCCACAAACAGAGCAGGGCGGCTCTTTGGTCGAGTACCGCGTTCCATCGTGATGCACGTGACCGGACTCGCCACTGCCCTCACATTCAACGCAGTCGGGGGCGCTCATCTCCCACAGCTCAACAGGCGATTGCCCGACGTATTCGCCTTCGTGCATGCCGCCGAGAATCCAATCTCGGAAACGATCTAAGCGTTCAAGTCTGGCGGCGGCGTCAATCAGGTATTCCGTGCAGGAGCCGTCCTCGGCGAACGCCAACAAGGCGAGCTTCTGACTCGCACCGATGCCACGCAGGCGTGAGGCGAGCTGCTTGTTCGTGAGGTGGCTCATGCCGCCACCTTCAAGTAATCGCCTTCGGCGAGATCGACGAGGATCACGCCGCTGCGCACATCCCAGTCACGACCACGGAAGCCAGAGAGCGGGGCCGGGAAGTCGATTTCTAGCTCGATGTTCTGGGTGCGCTCGTTCAGGCGGTTGCTGCGAACCGTGCCCGTGAACTCGACGCCGAGGTAGCGCCCTTTCACTGCGTCGCCTTTCTTTAGGTTCTGGAACATGCTCAACTCCCGATCTGTCCGATTACTTCCGCTTCGCTGCCAGCCGTGTCTGCAGCAAAGCTGCAGCTGCTCGCTCGTGCGCCTTCTGCGCAGCCTCCATCGCCTTCGCGCGACCTTTGTTAGAGATAGCGCCGTGAACTGCGGCGCAGACGCTGATGTAGAGGAGGTGCTGTTCGCGCTTGGTGAGGTGCATGGAAGTATTGGACACCAAATGGTGTAAGCTGTCAACACCAAATGGTGAAACTGCGGGTGCACGAGATCTCTGGCCACAAAAAACCCGGCGCTGGGGCCGGGTCCTTGGGTGTATTGCCGAACAGGTGCTATTTGCAGACGATCATCATGGAGCGGTTGTGCGTGCTACCACCGAAGACGCCGTACTGGGTTCCAGAGACGGCCACGCCCTGCTCGTCACTCTTCTGGATCACGTCGTAGCCGTTTTCCTTGCATATCTCTCCGGCTTTCTCGTAGCACAACGACCAATCCAGAGCAGAGCCGCTGCATCCGATCGCATAGCCCTGGCGACCGTCTGGAAGATAGACGGCTTTCTGGCTGGCGCAGCTAGCTAGGGCGACGGTGAGAGCCAGTAGGGCGCTTTTGCCTTTCATCCTGAGTCTCCCCTTGCTGTTGGGTGTCTATGGGGGGGGCTTAGACCGCGACTTTTCGGCGTGTGCCGCGGCGAGCCTGAATCTTCCGAATAGCGGCCAGGGCCTCTCGCTGCTCGTCCCGGTCAAGGTCATCAATCGTCGATAGGAGCGTGTCTTTGACGACATCCTTTCGAGTGTGGTCGATCAGAAGGGGGCTATTACGGATGTCGAGTTGGCCGAGTACGAGCCCTACAGCCTGTTCGATCTTCCTGGCGGCCTTTTCCCCGAAAGACTTGCCGCTGCTGGGACGGAGGATGTCACTGAAGTACTGAGGCTTTGGGTTTTGAGGGTCATGGATTCGCGCGATAGCAGACAGATTGCCGGCGAAATCCCGCTCGATGAGTCGAGCTAGGTTCGCTCTTCGTATGCCGGCCATCGAGTTTTCCATGTCCTCATTGTCGGCGGACGAACACCAATCGGTGAATTCTCCATTTGGTGTTGCATTTTCTATCACCGCATGGTGATAATTGGGCGTGGACTTCAAGACCTTCTGGAAATCACTTACGCCAGCCGACCGAGAGTCGTTCGCAGATGACTGCGAAACGACGGTCGGGCATCTACGAAACATCGCGTACGGCTGCCGAGAGGCAGCTGAGTCCCTAGCCATTCGCATCGAGAAGCGCTCCGGAGGCGCCGTTAAATGCGAATCGCTCAGATCCGACGTGGATTGGGCGTATCTCCGTGGTTCGTTGTTGACGACCAAGCGCAAGTGCGCTGGCTGAGGCTTCCTGGTCATGTGTGTCCGTCCCGCTGATGTAGTTATCGAACGGGGTCGGAGTTTCCATATTGCGCGGCCACGCGCAACGCGGCGATGCAACAGCGGTTTTTATTCGGGGAATACCGTAGATCACGGTTAGACCTTCGAAAACGCAAACATGCAGCACGTCAGGTACTTACGTTGCGGATTTATGACGAGCATCGTGTTCGTACAGTTTTCCGGGAAATTCGACTTGCTATTTTTTGCGCAAGCTGAAAATCGATTCGTTGCTCGATCAAAGGTTTGCTTGATTCCGTTTTGGAATTTGCTGGTTTCACTAGCGTGCTTCGCAAGGGTTTGTCTTAGACGCAGTGCCATAACACCAGAGTCCTCCGCCGTGTTCCTGGCTTCGCGTCATACGGCGTCATAAGCATGAATAACCAACGGATATTCCAGGACGACAAAGAGTGGGAAGCCGCGCTGGAGGCAGACGTTGCAGCGGCTGGAGGCCCTCAAGTAGTTGGACACATTCTTTGGCCGCATCTGGATCCGATCACTGCTGGCAAGAAGGCGTCCAATGCAGCGAATCCAAAGCAGCGGCAAGAGTTCACGCCGAAAGAGATCCGAAGGATTAAGAGCCTGGCGCGAGCGGCGGCTGGGCGATCACAGCTTCACGCAGTTGAATCTGGCGAGCTGGACTGCGAGATCAAGTGGACGACTCTCGAAGAAAAAATCGAGCTGGCGAACCAAGGGCTAGCGGCAGCAATGGAGAGCATGCAGGGGCAGCTTGCCCAGGTGCAGCGCTGGCTAGCAGAGATCAATAAACAAAGGGCGAATCGATGATCGCCGAAGCCGCCCTGACCGACGACCAGCTCGAGTTGCTGATCGACATCGAGGCAATGCTTCTGCACACCGCAAAGACGCCTGACGCCAGGCGGGCAGCGATGTCGATGCTGACGAAGCTCCACCAGCTGCGATCGCCGAAGAAGGTGGCGCAGATGGAGCAGAAGGCGGGCCTTCGATGAGGCCGTACGCGACCGTCTCACCATTGTTCTGGACGGGATCAACCGGAAAGCGGTTGCGTACTTCGCCCGACGCTCAGCGCGTCGCCTTCTATCTCATGACTAGCCCTCACTCGCATCAGAGTGGGGTCTATTACTTGCCACTGATGTATCTGTGCCATGAGGTTGGAATCTCTCAGGAAGGGGCTTCTAAGGCCCTTCGTAGCCTATCGGAGGATGGGTTTTGCAAGTACGACGAAGCCTCTGAATGGATCTGGGTTTGCGAGATGGCTGCGTGGCAAATCGGTACGGAGCTGTCCGAGGCCGATAAGCGCTGCAGAGGTCTGCAGCAGTACCTGACAACCCTTCCGGAACTCCCGTTTATTGCCGAGTTCGTCGAACGCTACGCCTCCGATTTTCACCTCAGGCCCCTTCAGGCAAGGGGCTTTCAAGGGGCTTCAGAAGGGGCTTCCTCTGAACAGTTAGGATCAGGAACAGAGAAGGAACAGGATCAGAGAAGACCGGACGACTCTCCATCTCGGAAAACTTCCGAACCAAAGAAACGCGCTAGCAAACGCTGTCCCGCGGACTTCGCAGTCACACCTGAACTGCGCGAGTGGGCCGGGTTGAAGTACCCAGGCGTAAATTTGGATCGGGAAACCGAGAAGTTTCGAGACCACGAGTACAAAGATCCGAAGTCAGACTGGCCAGCTGCTTGGCGCACGTGGATCTCGAAGGCCGCTGATTTCGGGCGAGACTCATCGCGATCCGAAACTCCTCGAGCCAGGGCGTTCCCGTCATGACCGACACCACCCAAGCGCGCGAGCGGATCCTCCTCGGCGCGTTGATGCTCGACAACGCGCAAATCCGGCAGGTGTCGCTTACCGCTGGCGACTTCACAGTCACTGCTCACGGCCAAGTGTTCGACGCCGTTCGCAGGGTTATTGGCGCCGGGAAGCTCGCAGACGCCCTCACCGTTGCCGAGCTTTTGGAGGCTGAGACCAAGCGAAAGGGATGGCTGCAGATCACGGCCGAGATGGTCCAGGAGTGCCTATCTCCGGCCAACGCGCCGACGTACTCGGACCTGATTCGCAAGGCGTCGGTAGCACGTCAAGCGGCGCAGATCGGCGAAGCCCTGAAGGACGGCTGCGAGATCGGCGAGGCGATCCGGAAGCTGATCGCGCTCGACAGCGTTGACCGCGACTACGTTTGCCACGTCCTGGACGCGATGCAGGACGCGATAGACGAGCTTTCCAGGATCACCGAAGGCGAGCTGCCGGGCGTACGCACGGGCATCAAGGACCTGGACGAGGCGCTGGGCGGGATGCACAACGAGGATTTGATCGTGATCGCTGCTCGTCCGGCGATGGGCAAGACGGCTTTCATGTTGAACCTTGCTGCCTCGGCGAATTGCGGCGTGGGGATCTTCTCGGGAGAGCAGGGAAGGGCGCAGCTCGGTATGCGTCTGATATCGATCGACGGCCCTGTGAGCCTGCATCGCATGCGCACTGCAAAGCTCCACGACGACGAGTGGGTGCGTGTGTCCGCCGTAATGAACGCGGCGAAGAACAAGCCGATTTGGATCTACGACAAGCCGGCTCCGACGATCTCCGAGATTGTCTCGCAGGCTCGTGCTTGGAAATTTCACAACAGCATCGGGATTGTGATGATCGATTACCTGCAGAAGCTTCGCGGAGGCGCAGGGGAGAGCTTCAGGCTGCAGGTTGGCGATATCACTACGCAGCTCAAAGACCTTGCTCGCGAGCTGAAAATTCCTGTGGTGGCGTTGGCACAGGTTAAGCGCGAAGTGGAGAACCGCCAGATGGGTCAG